CTTGAACCAAAGGTCGGTTCCTTTGATGCGGTGGTGCTTGAGCACCGATTTGCAGAGATAATCGCTACACAGATGCAGAATGGTTTTGCCTTTGACCGTGAGGCTGCTGGCAGGTTGTACTCTGTGCTGGCTGGTGAGCGTGATCGTCTGATTCGGGAACTTCAGTTGGAGGTTCCGCCGACCGTGATCAAGATGAAGACCAAGATCAAGGAGATCCCATTCAACCCAGCCAGCAGGCAGCAGATCGCTGTGGCTCTTCGTGATCTCGGCTGGGATCCATCCGAGTTCACCCCCTCTGGTGAGGCTAAGGTTGACGAGGCGGTTCTCAGCAGGCTGGAATATCCCATTGCTAAGAAGTTGTCGAACTACCTGCTTATTCAGAAGCGCATCGGGATGCTGGCAGAAGGCGACGAGGCTTGGCTGAAGGTTGAACGCAATGGCCGCATCTACGGATCGGTTAACCACAACGGAGCCGTGACTGGAAGGTGCACTCACCGTGGTCCCAACATGGCTCAGGTTCCAGCCTGCGGATCCCCCTATGGAACTGAATGCCGATCGCTGTTCATCGCCCCGCCCGGCCGCCTGCTGGTTGGTGTTGACGCAAGCGGTCTTGAACTCCGTTGCCTTGCTCACTATATGGCCAAGTATGACGATGGCGCGTTTGCCAAGGAACTTCTGGAGGGAGACATCCACACGGCAAACCAGAAGGCGGCTGGTCTCCCCACCCGCAACGATGCAAAGTCATTCATCTATGCCTTCCTGTACGGGGCTGGCCCCGCTAAGTTGGGCACGATCATTGGCGGTGGATACAAGGAAGGTAAGGAAATGCAGAGCCGATTTCTTACAAAGGTTCCAGCCCTCAAGAGCCTCAAGGATGCTGTGGAGGCAGCCTGCTCTCGTGGTTACCTGTATGGATTGGATGGGCGGCTCCTGCGTATCCGCTCTCCCCACGCTGCCCTGAATACCCTCCTACAGAGTGCTGGTGCCGTGATCATGAAGAAGGCTACCGTAATCATGAATCAGGAGATGATTTGCATGGGGCTGACTGGCAGGTTCAAGCAGGTTGCCCACATCCACGACGAGGTTCAGTTTGAGGTGGATGCGGCTGTTGCTGAGGAGGTGGCTCCTGTTCTCAAGGAGTCAATCACCAAGGCTGGTGTGATTCTTGGGTTCCGATGCCCGCTGGCTGGTGAGGCGAAGATCGGCCGTAATTGGGCGGAGACCCACTGATGCTGGAGTCAGAGGATATGGCCTATATTGCAGGCCTTGTTGATGGTGAGGGATGTCTGCGCCACGATGGGTACACAGAGCGCGTGTCCATTACGAGTTGTTATCCATACCATCTACATTGGATTCAAAAGTCTAGCGGCCTTGGGTCGGTCCGAAAGATGCCGACAAACAGGGCTGGACACCGCTGTGCGTACCGTTTAGATCTATGTGGCATGGATGCCGTAGAATTTATTGAGTTAATCAGGCCATATCTACGCGAAAAGGCCTATCAGGCTGATATACTTCTTGCCATCCGTAGGTTGCCTCGTGGATCCGAAGCCCGCAAGGTCGCTCTTGCGGAACTCACCAAAGCAAAAAGGATTGAGTATGGACCAGAGTGATCCCCGTAGCAATCGGCTTAACTACTACACCACAGATCAACTTCTTGCCGCTGTGGCTTCCCGGTTTGATGCCTTCGTGTTCGTTGGCAGCCAGACCAAAACCAAGTCTGCCCAAGATCTGACCTTTAGTTCCTGCGGTCCCTTCCATTCCTGCCTAGGTCTGGTGGAGACGGCCAAGATGCTGGTAACAGCAGGAGGGATCGAAGAATGAAGAAGAAGCCTCTACACGCCCTTATCGACGCAGATATCCTGCTGTATCAGTGCAGCGCTGCGGTTGAAAAGGTGATTGATTGGGGTGATGATGTGTGGACCCTGCACTCGGATGCTGCCGAGGCCCGACAGATGTTTGATGTGGGCCTGTCTGAGATTTTGGATTCGATCAAGACCAAGAAGTTTACCCTGTGCTTTAGCAGTCATAATAACTTCCGTATTCGGATTCTTCCGGAGTACAAGGCAAACCGCTTGACTACCCGGAAGCCTCTGGCCTACCACAGTCTCAAGCAGTACGCTGAGCAGACATACACAACCAAGGCGTATCCGACTCTTGAGGCCGATGATGTGATTGGGATTACCGCAACCGGCCCAGCCACAAAGTTCAAGTATGTCATGGTCTCAGAAGACAAGGACTTCAAGACCATCCCCGGCTTCCACTATAATCCCCGTACCGCAGTGTTCACCGAGATCTCGGCCATGGAGGCCGACAAGAACCACCTGTTACAGACATTGGTTGGAGACACCACGGACAACTACAAGGGATGCCCCGGAGTTGGACCTGTCAAGGCAGAAGCCCTCTTGACAGTGAACTGCTCTTGGGATACAGTGGTCGCTGCCTTCGTCAAGGCAGGTCTGACCGAGGAGGACGCGCTCGTTCAGGCCCGTGTTGCGAGAATCCTGCGTCACGGCGAATACGACATCAAGACCGCAGAGGTAAATCCATGGACACCCCAGACAACTATTTCAAAGGCGTGAAGGACTCGGGAAAGCGTGAGGAGTTTGAGACCGGCAGCAAGCGGGATACCCGTGAAGGCAAGGGCCGATTCGATCTGATCAGCCCGTTCGTCATTGCTCGGGATGCCCGTCACCTTGAACACGGTGCCGTCAAGTACGGTGACCGTAATTGGGAGAAGGGTCAGCCCCTGTCTCGCTATTACGACTCGGCCATGCGCCACATGAACAAGTACATGATGGGCATGCGTGATGAGGACCATCTCGCGGCTGCCCGGTGGAATCTGGCTGCCCTGATGCACACCGAGCACATGATCAGCCTTGGGCTTCTGCCTACCGATCTTGACGACCTTCCCCGATGGCTTATGAATGTGGATCCCTTCTAATGCCACCTCCTACCACCAGCCGAGCGTCTCGACCCAGCAAGGACTATGTGCATTATGACATGCCCAAGTCCACCCTTCTCCCGTGGAAGGATGTCGCAGAGCAATACACCGCTATGACTGGCGAACCCATGACAGATGTCCGAGCAAAGGACTTCGCCATCCGTGCCCTCCGTAAACTCCATCGTGAGTTGCAGAAGGATGAGAACAAGGCCGTCCTAGACACCATCAAGGCCCATTTGAGTTGACTTTATGGAACGCCCTGAATTTCGACCTGTTCCCCCGATCAGTAACGAGTTGGTTGAGGACCTTGATAAGAGGTTTCCTGAGAAGTGCCCAAGCATTGAATGGACTGATCGACAGATCTGGTTCTATGCCGGTCAACGGGCTGTCGTGGAGTTTCTGAAGAAGGCTTCAAAAAGGCAGTTCGAAGATCGGTTCAACATTTAACTAAGGAAGATTAAAAATGTGCGTTATGTCTGACTCCCTACGACAGTCTTCCCAACCACTTTCGACCCTACAGGCCAGTGTTGGAAACAGGTCGCAGCCCAGTATTTCTGGAAACAGTCAGAGGACTACCAGACAGGGTACCCCAACATTCATTAGTGATAGGCTTAAGAATAGCATTAAGAGTAATTTGCGTACCCTGAAGATTTCCGGATCGTCCTCCGGTCTTTCCACCTGAAAGGACAGTTGATTTCATATGTGCTTTAGCAAGCCCTCGGTACCATCCCCTCCTCCGGTCACTCCACCTCCCCCGCCACCCCCGCCTGCTCCTCCTCCTACCCCCACCGCAATGAGCGTGCAGCCTGCCCCCACAAGCCCCGAGGCTTCTGGCATTGCTAAGTATTCTCGCATGACCAGCGCCCGCAAAGGTAAGGGTTCTCTGACTATTCCCCTGACGATCGGCGGCGGTTCTGGCATTTCGACTACTTAAGGTGAACAATGGAATCAGCGCAAACACTCTATGGAAAGTTGGAGTCGGATCGAGACGCTTTCCTTAAGCGGGCTAGGGAGTGCTCTTCGCTGACCCTTCCGACCCTTGTCCCCCCGCAGGGCCACAGCCATGTCACGGTGTATCCCACCCCCTTTCAGGGGCTTGGCGCTCGTGGTGTCAACCATCTGGCCGCATCGCTTCTGATGAGCCTCCTCCCCCCGAACCAGCCCTTCTTCCGTCTGGTTCTGGATGAGGAGGCCGTCAGGGCGCTGGGTCAGTCTGGGTCCTATAAGACCGACATCGACAAGACCCTCAGTTCGATTGAGCGTTCGGTAATGCAGGAGATCGAGTCTCTGGCTATTCGGCCCGCTCTATTTGAGGCTCTTAAGCACCTTATTGTTGCTGGCAATGTTCTGATTTACATGACCGAGGGCGGCCTGCGTGTGTTCCACATTGATCAGTATGTGGTTCGCCGGGATCCCATGGGCAATGTCCATAAGATCATTGTCAAGGAAACCGTCTCTCCGATGATGCTCCCGGAGGATGCCAAGGCCATGCTATATGGGGAGAACGCGGACTACTCGGAAGAGCAGTCCTGTGACCTGTATACCTATATCTGCCACGAAGAGGATGGGTCGTGGGAGGTCTATCAGGAAGTCAAGGGCAAGGTAATCCCCAGCACTGAGGGCACCTACAGCAGCGCCAGCCTCCCGTGGTTTGCCCTGCGCATGAACCGGGTCGATGGGGAATCCTACGGCCGTTCGTATGTCGAAGAGTACATTGGCGATCTCAAGAGTCTGGAAGCGCTTACGCAGGCCATTGTTGAGGGGTCGGCTGCCGCGGCCAAGGTTCTGTTCCTTGTGAATCCGAATGGAATGACAGAGGCTGATGTCCTGTCCAAGAGTCCTAACGGAGCGATCCGAGAAGGTATGGCTACCGATGTTACGGTACTGCAAATTAACAAGCAGGCGGACTTTTCCGTCGCTCTCCAGACAATCGCTACCATCCGAGAGCGCCTTAATTACGCTTTCCTGCTCGCGGAATCTACGATTCGAAATGCTGAGCGTGTTACCGCGGAGGAAGTCCGGCT